ATTTGATAATACTATTTTTGATATAGCTCGTCAAAAATGTTTAGAAAGTATGAAAGCTAAATTAGATTCTGATACTAGTGGAAAAAAATATAAGATTTCAAATATTAGATTTGAAGCTATTACCGTTGATCCATCTCTAATTACTATGAATGCTTATGGTACATTATTAGAATATATGGGAGAAAAAAAAGCTATAAATAATCAATAATTTTATTAACAACAGCAATAAACTCTTTTTTTATTTCTTCATGATTATTCTCATTATTATACGCATATTCATCAATAACATTATACAATTCATGCATATACGAATTATATACCTCATCGTCTAATATATAAATTCGCAAACGATTATTATATTTGATAAGATTGCGATATAATGAAATTAAGTCATAAGAATTATAATTATTGCAAATAGAAATAATATTATTTTTCAGAATCTGTTTATTCGAAGACATAAATATATATAATTAACACATTATCATTTTTTTATAATGAGAAATAAATTTTAATATATTCTTTAATATTATTTCTACAATTCAAACATTTCTTACGATTATTATTAAAATTATGGGCTTGTAATACGCATTCATTACAACAAGTATGACCACATGGAATAGCACACATATTAATTTCATTTTCAAAACAAATAGGACACATATTTTTACTTATTTTTTCATTATTAATAATTTCATTTGTAGTTTTTATAAATAATTTTCGATAAGCAATCAATTTAAGTTCATTATCATTAATATCTGATGTTAATTTATTTTTTAACGGATTATAATATTCGCTAATCCATTTATCATAATATGCTTTAATTAATTCGATGTAATTAATTATTGTATCATTTAATAAAATACCATCTTCATTTAATTCAGTATCTTTATGCAAATTAAGCATAGTGTCCTGATGTTTTAAATAAATACTACATTTATATGAATGACTGTCATCTTTGCGTTTTTCAAGTTCTTTTAATTTATTTTTATTATTATTAAATGTTTCATTCAATTTCTTATAATCCTGTAATAATAAATTAGCATTCAAATCATTTATATTTGATTTATCCGTCGTATCATCGCAAATTAAGGTATAAGATGATGTATCGCCATTATCAAAACTATCATTATTAATAGAAGAATAATTCATTATAATTATGCTATATATAAATAAATAAGAATTATGAATTTATCCATACGCTTTAAAAATAATGAATTATTTAATAGTAATGATTATACATTATCAGCAATTACTATTATTATTATAAATGATATAGCATTTAATGTTATTATTTATATATGGTATTTATTATATTCATTCGGTATTATAACATTTGCTAATCCTTTTTTCGCATTATCAATAACACTAATACAAAATATAATTGTATATATGTATTTATTGAAAAAAGGATTATCAAAAGATAATTTAATTAAATATTCGATATTATTAATTATATTAAAGGTTATTCCATTAATATCATTAAGAAATGATATTCATATCAATTATATTGACGTATATATTACTATATATTTATATATCATATATATATTATTTGTAATAATTATTAATGATATATTAATGAAAAAAAATATAGATGTTTTTGAAATAGTTAAAAGGGATTTTTATAACGAACGCTATGATGACAAAAATCTTAATAAATTATATGATGTTATTTATTACGATATTGTTAACAAAATTATTTAAGGACAAAAACAATTATCCTTATATCTTTTTATGAAAAACTCACGAAGACGCTTCAATTTCCATCAACGCATCGATAACCTTTTTTAACATAACAATACAATTATTTAATACTGTTACGTTGTATTCCCCATTCGTGCTGAACATTCCTTCATATCCTAATGACTCCATCTCGAGTTGAAATTCACAATATAAATCAATATTGATATACGAACGAATGATTATTCTATGCTGATTCACAGCAGCATGGAATTTCATAATATCGTAATTTTCTTTATTGTCATAAATTTCACTCAAAACGTTAATGAGAGTTTGAATGTCCATCGTAAACATTTAGTTATAATGATAATTCATTTTTTTTAACATTTCCTATAATATTTATTCATTTTCATTTTCAATTGGACCAAAACCAATATCAATATTATCCGTTATTTTACTTAATATTTTAGGATCTATTTCATCTATGTTTTCATAATTCTCATAATTTGTAACGGCTTCTGGTATAGTTAATATATTCGATAAAAATGATGGATAAAAGGATGATAATGATGACGATGCTGTAAATATATAAAAACTTAATATAGTTGATACTATATAAACTATCAAAAATAGTATAATATTATTCGTTGATGTTATTGATGTTTTTTCTCCTGTTAAATTTCCATATTCATCTACTAACGGTTTATTATCATATATAAATATGAAAATTAATACAGATATAACTAAAGAAACTAAATAATATTCCATTTTAACTCTTATTTTAATATAAATGAAAATAATAAGATGTTATACGCGCATATGATATAAATATAAAAAATAATTAATTATATAAATATGAAATTAGAATTAAAGAAGTTTGACCCTTCTACTATTAAAAGTGATTCTGTTATTGTTTTTATTGGTAAGCGAAATACTGGTAAATCATATTGTATGAAAGATATATTAAGTTATCATAAAGATTTGCCAGTTGGTGTTGTTATTAGTCCAACAGAAACTGCTAATAATTTTTTTGAAAAATTTATACCAAATATGCTTATTTATGATGAATATGAACCAGTAATTGTTAAAAAATTTCTTGAACGACAAATATCAATTAATAAACAAAAAGCAATACAAGAAAAAAAATATAATTCGTCTGATATAGATAATCGCGCATTTCTTATTTTAGATGATTGTTTATATGATAAGACCTGGCCTACTGATAAAAATATTAGAAGTATTTTTATGAACGGACGACATTATAAGATATTCTTTCTTATTACTATGCAATATTGTATGGGTTTACCACCCGTTTTAAGAGCAAATATAGATTATGTTTTTATTTTTAAAAATAATATTATTAAAGAACGAGAAAAGATTTATAATCATTATGCTGGCGTATTTAATGATTTCTCCACTTTTTGCGCAGTTATGGATAATTGCACAGAAAATTATGAATGTGTTGTAATCGATAATAAAATTCAAAGTAATAGATTAGAAGATCAGGTTAAATGGTATAAAGCAAATGAAGCCGATTTTAAAATGTGTACTCCTGAATTATGGAATTTATGTGCATTAGAAAAAGAAAGAAAATCAAATACTTTAGCATATGAAAATGAAGATGATGAAGAACCATATGATCCTAGTGTATTTGCTAAAAATAAAAATAAGAAATTACCAGCATTAAATATTAAGAAAAAATATTAGATTGGATCACAATCTAAACGTATAGGATTTATTTTTATTATATCTTCATTTTCAATTAATGATGATAATATACTACTATCTAATCTATTATTATATGCATTATTTCTCATAGGATCTTTAGTTATATTTTCATTACTTAATGGTATTGGTAAACCTTCATATACAGTTCCCATAGTTCCTATTCTTTCGCTTTCTTCCAAATCTATTTGACGTTTATTTACATTCATATTAACTTCTTCTTTCGGTAACCCAACGTATTTACCACCAGCACCAGGAGTATATCCGGCATTTATCATTATCATTTCTCTCGTTCCGTCAATCTCCGCATTATAATCAGCTTCTCGATCTGTGGGTATAAATGCCGTTTTACTACCAGCAATACCATAATTTTCAGTTAATGAATATTGACGTTGTGTATTTTTTGCCTCATCATTCTTTATTAAATAACCTCCAAACAAACTATTTAATAATCCACCTAAAAATCCATATTGAGATCCTCCTAAACCTAATGTAGTTTCTTTTAATGTCGTTTTAGCAACTATTGACGGATCATATACATAAGTACTATAATAAGTTGTATTATTAATATTTCTTATTGTATCTTGCTTTGGTAATGTTTCTTTCATAGTTGTTCTGGTTTTATCACTTTTATATACATATCCCAACTGTTTTCCCTCCATATATCCTCCATTTCCCTCGTGAATAGTCGTTTCCTTAACAGTAGTTTTAGTAGTATCATATAAAGCAGAATAACTTTCATCTGCACCAGTTAAATTACCATTATTTCCCTCATGAATAGTTGTTTCCTTAACAGTAGTTTTAGTAGTATCATATAAAGCAGAATAAGTTTCATCAGCTCCAGTTAAAGTTCCATTATTTCCTTCATGTATTGTGGTTTCCTTAACAGTTGTTTTAGCATTATCATATAATGCTGAATAAGTTTCATCTGCCCCAGTTAAAGTTCCGTTATTTCCCTCATGTATTGTGGTTTCTTTAACTGTTGTTTTCATAGAATGCGTAACAGGGTCATAAGTTGTTGCTTTATCCGGTATTTGTGGGGCAGCATTACCATTAAGCCGAGGATTGTCGATGAAATATTCTTTAGCTGTTATTTTTATTGCATCTGTGATGGGTGAAATCATAGCTTTAATTACACTAGAAAAATTAGCAACTGGTGTTTCTTTTTGTGTATGATTTCTTTCATTATCATATACAATTATAGTATTTTTGCCATAATCATCATTATTAGATATATATTCATCTTGATATTTTAATGAACCATAATAATCAATATGTGTATTTTCTTTTGCCGATGTATCTGTTATATTTTCTAATGGTCGTTCAGTTTCCTTTTTTAGAGCAGATTGACCTTTAAACCAGTTATCTTCAGTATATGTGAAAGTCGTATCTGGTCTGTTTTTATCCAGAGGCATAACAACACCTCTTTGTTCAACATTATTTTTTGGTTTCATGGGTAAATTATATGTTGAGTTTCTCTGATCACTTAAAGGTCTTAATTCTTCTTTTGATTTTGGTTTAATAAAATCTCGTGTATCATTTTGTTGAAATCCTCCAGTTCCTTCATTCGTATATCCTTTATTTAATCCAGGACCCACGCGAACACTTTGAATAGGTGCATAATTATTTTGAATTTTACTTAATTCAGTACGTGATAATAAAAATTCACTATCATATGTAGTATTTAAAACATCAGGTTGTGGAACAAAAAAATTATCAACTTCTTGTTTTTTTACATTAATATTATTGTAACCCATATTTTTTTGCAACATACCATCAAATTTATCGACATTCTGGGTTACGCCTTTTCTTAAAAAAGGTTGCATATTACCATGTTTAAAATCACTAACATTAATATCATTTCCTGATAAACTTTTTATAACTTTTGAATTTATATTTGTATCATCTCCATTAATATAATGAGGAACTACACCAGTTTTAAATGGCATTTGTGCTTTTTTATAAAAATCATCACTTAATGATTGTTCATATTGTCGAGTTTTAGTATAATAATCAGAGTCATATATATTATTCATAGAAGGTAAATCATTTAAAATATTCATTTTATCTAAATCAATAATGGATAATAATTTATGTATAAAAAAATCCATATTCTAATCGATTCATATATAAATCATCACCTTCCCTGTCTTCCTCTTCAATATCATATTCAGCCTCTCCATCTATCTCTTCAGCGTCTTCATCTATTTCTTTATTTACTTCAGGTTTAACTTCATCGTCTGTTATATCTTCTTCCTTAAATCGCAGACCATATTTCTTCAATTCTTTTTCTGTGTCTTTTTCTTCTCTCGTTTTTTTATTCATTTTTGCTAAAATATCAAATTTATTTTTTTCACGAATAACATTAATAAAATTAATTTGTTCTTTTACGTCTAACATTTTTGTATTTTTTATCATAGTAACAATCGAATTTGTAATATCTTTTAATATTGTTTCATGTAATTCCTTATTAATTTCTATAATAGGTTTGAATTGTTTATTCATTACCGATTCTATTGACGATGGGAGCGACATTATACGGATAACTGCAATACGACGAATAATTATTATATCATTATAATTATCATCAGTTAATATTGAATTTAATTTATCTAATTCATTTAATGTATTTTTAATAATTCTTATAAAATCATTTGCATCATTTTTAAGATGTTTAAATAATAGTTTAGAAACTGTTAAACATATTTGTTTATAATTATCAAAATTATTATTATTAAATAAAGTTTTTAAATCTTTATTATTAAAATATGATATATATAAATCTTTGTAATTTTCACCAACCTTATATACAGATTGTATACACAATTCTAATAATTCTTTTGTAAAAATAGTGTCTATTTTCATTACATCCTTTAACCAATCGTTTAATGATGTATTTATAATTGGATATGTAATATCATTTCCTATAGGTGTAAAGTTTTCAATAAGTTTTTTATCATGTTTCTTAGAAATGAAAAATCTCTTATATCGAGGCTCATTAAATACACGTTTACCAGTCAATTTATCTTTAGCCTTCTTTAAATCTTTTCGTTCAGTACGTAAATATAGATCTGCTGTAAAATTTTCATCAATCTTTTCTAAACAACAACCTTGCAAATATTTATGAATCTTTACAAATTTAATTGATGGCATATATATAAGAGCGTCAATATATGCTTTAAAAAATTTATCATTCTTATAATCTTTTGTATCTAAAAAACTTTTTAATGTATCATAATATTCACGACCCTTATTTATCTTATTTGGCTTAATCTTATTTTTTTGCATTATTGTTATATCATCAATATAATCGGTTTTAATAGTATTCATAATTATTTCCTTGTAATCTTCGTTGTCCTGAATTATATTTCCGATTTCATCTTTAAATTCAATATCATAAACTTCCTTAAATACACATAATAAATAATGGAATACGCCATTTTTAGCTTTCATATCGAATGGTGCTCCAAAATCTTCCCATAAATGACTACATTCTTGAGAACAGTTATTATAATTAAAAACAAAATCATTATCGAATACAGATTTCTGAATATTAATAATCCATAATGAAATTATATCATATATAACTAACATAAAATTATCAAAATATTCAGCAATTGCTTCAATTATTTTAGCATTTTCATTCATATTTAATAAAATAGATTTCCAAGATTTTTTTATTATTATATTTAATTCTGCATCCTCAATATCGGGTATATATTTCTTTATTATAGTTGTTTTAGAGTCATATAATCTATATTTATTAAATAATTTATCAACAATCATATCATAATTTATTGGCAATTTACTTATTATTTGCATTTTTAATAAGAATGGTAATACCAATTTTATTAATTCTAAAAATCCTGTTTCTTGTTTATAATAATAATTATCATAGTATTTAGTAAAATTATTTTCATCTATTAAATTTATATCATCTTTAATATCATTATCATTATCATCCATTATTTCTGTATCTTCAGTAGTAAAATTACCAATAATCTTATTTGGCACTCCCTCATATTTTGATTCATCATTACCTATTTCAAATTCATGTTCATCGCTTACAAATGAAAATCTAATTTTATAAATATCTACGTATGCGTATTTTAACAATTCGAATTTAGTTTCTAATTCGTCCAATTGAATTATTATATTTTTCTTATTATTTTTAGTGAATTTGTCTAATGCATTTAGAGCATTATCAATACTTATATTTTTTCTCAAATTATTTAAATTTTTTATAACATCATCATAATTTTCTTCATTAATACTATTAATAACTGACATCAAATCATATTTTATATTCGTTGCAATCTTTTCGTCTCTAATGGCTTCTATTTGACTCTTGATTTTATCAACAGAATTAATAGTAGCATCAACTAATTTTTTAATTTCTTTTAAAACATTAAAAAATGTATATCTTGGATTTTCTAATTCTAATGGTTTTATTTGTATAGATTTATATGTAATCTTTTCTGTTTTTTCATTTTTATTTAATTGTTCCAAATGTCTTTTTATTATATCTAAATTGGCTGATGAAATATTATCAAAATTATAATTATATTTCTGCAATAAATTATGAATATTTACATAATTATAATTATCTATATCTATTTTATCAATCGGTAATGGTATTTTATAATCATTTACTAATTCTTCAAAATCTTTATATTTATCACTCGATTTAATATCAAATGTTTCAGTAGTTTTATGTAAATGACTAACTATTTTATCAGTTAAATAATCGTCTGTTATAACTTTTGGTGTATAAAAATAAACACCCATTATAGGTATATTTGTATTATCATCCTTGAAAACTATAAAATTATTATTTTTAGATAATTCTATTGTTGTTTTTTGACCTGCATTAAATCGTATTTTCGAATTAGATGTATCATATTGTAATGGAAACCATAATTTATTTTTAGAATTTAATGCAAGAGCCGGTTGCAATTTATCGTATTTTTTCAACTCTGCTATAAATTCATCTATTGAACTTTCTTCAAAATTACCTCTAATGGTTTCATCAGCAACAATAATGAAATTATCAACATTCGTTTTTTTATTAACTATTTCATAAAATAATTCTATAAAATTCTCAGTCTTTGTTTTTGTTTTAACAAAATTAAATATTTCATTATAAATTTCTTCACGTGAAAATGCAATAAATGAAGGATTGTGTTTCATAATTTCATCCATCGAAATTATCTCAAAATAATCAATTTCTGGTAATTCTTCATCTATATAAATAATATCTTCGTCTTTTGACATATCTTAATTTATTTAAAGATATTAATATTATAAATAATAATAATGAAATATTTTTATTTATTATTCGCATTTATATCATCTTTATCATATTTAACATCTTTTACTATTAATGTTAACGATCATTATACATCTATCGCAGGTAATATTTTAAGTTTAAATAGTATGATTAAACATAGAGCCGATTTTAGATCTATAAATTATTATAATAAAAATAGTAGCATTTGTTATGTATACAATCACAAAAATAATTTTAAATATTTGTTAAAAGATAAATATAATTATTTAATTTCATTTGATATTTTTAAATATCAGTATATTATTATTCTAAAGTCTCATCCAATTCGTCATAATTATACAGCAATAGATATTGATATTCGTCATAAATACAATACATATCCTAAAAATATTAATCATTTCAAACGTATTGATAATATTATTTATAAATATATTTACAATAATATTATTGAAAATAAAAAAAATAATGAAATTTCACCTGAACTATTTACATTTTTTAATAAATATTAAATTTATTTACAAGATAAAATATAATTCGGTTCTCCATATGGATAACCAGGAGTATAATTAATATTATTTTTGTTTAATTCTTGCCATTTGTTCAAGTTTGTATTATCAACTACACCATTTTTATTATCTGGGAAAAACACTTGTTGATCTTGTGGAACTTCCAATAATGGTACATGATTATCTTTTGCAACCATTCTATAATTAATACCAATTCTGTCAAAACTTTCTAGTGCTGTATTTTGCGGATCCCATAATAGCGGATCATATCTATTAATTCCTGTTTCTTTTAATGTACATGGAGGATTTGATAAGCGACATGATTCAGTCGGTATAGTGCATTTACGTGTATTGCCGTCATATTTTGTTTTGCATCCAGTAGAATTATAACTATTGGGAGAATAAGCATCTTTATTGCATTTAGAATTTTTATAATTTAATCCATATAATTCACTAGAATCATCTACTGCTGTTTTCATGGTGCAAGTGTTTTGCCCATATGCCTGAAATCTAATAAAAGGGTCGTCAGGCATTACAACACCACAATCGGTACAATCATTATATGGTGAATTTAATTGATATATACCTGGATATATTGAACGTGTTAATTCTTCTTTATAACTATCATTATCATATTTTAATCTTGTATCGTTCATATTTCTATTATTAACAATTATTTATTTTTAATGGAGGTGGTGCAGGTACAGAACGATACATTATAGATTGACAACTCGGCAAATGCATCATTTCCTTATTTATAGGTTCTGTTTTATCATTTGTTATTATTCCATCATCACTCGGTTTATATAAATTAGCAGGACATTTAGATATTATACGTGTTTGTCCTCGTAATTCACTATCCAAATCAACTAAATTTCCTTTTACATGCGAAACTGCAGTTCCACCAACAAAACCTAATTGATGCATACACTTACTATTATTTTCATATCTATACGGTGATAATATATATCCTAAAGTATCAACACTTGATTTTAAATCTACTTTATAAGAACAATTATCATATTTAGTTCTATTAAAACTCATTATTATTCTATCATTATAAAATATATTATTTAACATTTTTATTAAAATTTAATCGATTTATATATGATCTCGTATCTTCTCCTCCATTAGTCCATATTGGGACTATATGATCTGGATTTTGTATGTCTTTCATACAATCAATTAAGGGTATTGGTTGTTTTATTTGCTGTTCCATTATAGTCTTCTTACAAGCAACAGAAGCACCAAATGATGAATCACTACCTGATAATATATCTAATTCTGTATTAATATCACCAACTGACCCTTTTAAAGCGGGACCGGCATCAAATAAACGACGAAATAATTGTAATTTACATCGATCACGTGTTAAAACATCTTTATTATTAATTAAACTACTATAATTATCTATTAAACATGAATCGGCTAAACCATAACCAGGGCGACCTCTTAAATTAACATGATCATACATAAATTCAGGCAATCTTACATTAGGAGCTATACAATCTACTAATTGTGTATCATATGTCATATAATTATTAATTTTGTTATTTTGGTAATTTTTAGCTTCACCCCAGCAAGAATCAGAGCACATACTATTTTGTTTATCAAAAAATGTTGTCATTATTCTATTATTATATTATATTATTATAACATTGGAAACCATTATTTTCTTTACATGTTTTATCACGATGATATAACCATTCTTCATAAGACTTTCTATCATTTGGTATAGTCGTTGCAGGCATCGTATAAAATTGTCTCGCTGAAAATTCACGTTCATAAATATCATTTATATCTTTGTAAACATTTTGCTGAAAATAATCATTAATATTATTATTAATTATATTATTATCAATTGGACAAGATTTTATATTATTGTTATTATTTGTATAATCAATTATAGATGGATTCATAAATGGATTTTCAATAGTTGGTATAACACATATATCATTATCAACTACTCCCAAATTTCTATTATTCAAACTTTCATTAATTTCTACTGAAACTTTATCATTATGCAAATAAATATAATAAATAAATATTATTAATATAATTCCAAATAACATATATGCTACATTTTTAGTTATTAATGAAATTACCAAACTAATAAATATAATTATATTAGTTATTGCAAGTAATTTATCCTTAAAACTCATATTCGTCAACGGAATAAAATTTATCATTATTCTAATGATAAATATGAAAAGAAAAAAAATAATTAAATTAAAACTTTTGTCTTAATTGTTGTTTTTTCATTAGGCTTCTTAGTGCTTCATTATTTACACCCGAACGCTGTTTTTTTCCACCACCTCCACCACCCTGATTCATCATACTCATCATATTCATCATAGCAGCCATATCAAAACCATCCTTACCACCTGCAGCACCTTCACCGCCACCATTTCCAAACAGACCAGGAAGAATTGATGCAAATTTTATAGCATCTTTCATTATGGCTTCCTGTGATAATTCACCATTCGATATTTTATTTGACATTTTTTGACTTACATTCGAAAATAATTCACCAAATCCACTATCCGGTTTAGCAATCGCCTTGAATATGTCTCCCTCTTCAGATATAGATTGCTTAATCTTAGTAAGATCGACATCATCAATTATTTCCTTAGCAATCTTACCGATTGTAGTATCTTTAAGACTATCCATACCGGCAAATGATGGATTTGATTTAATATTTTCTTCTTTTAGAGTATTTAGACGTGTAAGAACTTTCTTAATATTTTCGTCTTCAATATTTATTTCAGTAGTGTTTTCAACCGATTGAAGTATATTTAGTATAGTTGTTATGTCTTCTTCTTTAAGCTCACTTTTATATATATACAATACACTTAGATAATGATGACATAGAAAATTATTTCGCAATACTTTAACTATATCTTTGAGTGTTATATTTTTATAAATTTCTACTGAATTATTTTTATCATCATTTAGCCATTCATCGGCTTTTTCATTTTCAAGTTCAATAAATGAAGTCCAATAATCATTCGATATTTTTTCATTAAAAAATTCAACATATTCATTCGAAGTTTTATCATAAGTTCTGTAATTATCACTTACAGTCTTTAATATTCTTTTAGCGGTTTCACTCTTCGATTTATGTTTTTTTGAAATAGTCTTCAGCTTTTTTAGCAGATCAATATAATATTGATTGAATATATACGTAGTAGTTGGCATTCTTATGTTTAATTTAAATTAAATATCCTTAAATATATTTTCACGTTGTTTTTGTAATTCGTCAATAGACGGTAATGTCTTTTGAGGATTTGAAAAATCTTTTTCAGTAGTGCTTACAGGTGGTGCTAATTCCACGTTCTCATTTTCAATTACACCCCATTTATATAATTTATCTTTATTTAAATTCATAGAATTAATATTATCATCTGTTATATCGCTAAAATTATCAGCAGATACAGATCCTAATACAAATGCCATAGGTTCATTACTTTCTTCATTTTTGTTTAATGGTATAGGTGAAATAATAGATGAATTGTTATCAGCTTTATCACGTGTACTATTAGTAGCAAATAAATAACCTCTATTTGGTAATAATAAATAATCGAATACAGCTTTTCCATATATAATTTCCTTAGACGGCATAAACATTAATGATGGAACAGCTTTAATTTTATGTTTAATTTTATCAATAATAGCATCTATACAAACTAATTTTATTGTTTTTTTAGTATCATGTTTTTTTATTGTTTCTAATAAAATTGAACTGTGTTGGCAACTATCACTATAGAAAAATATCATTTATTAAAATAATAATAAATTAATATAATAAAAATTGACATAAAATTAATATTATTTATTTTAAATAAGTAATGTTTAATAATTATCTATACGACCCAAAATCACAAAAACATTCATTTGATATTGAAAATTTGGATTTATCTATTGTTAATAGTATTAGAAGAATTATTTTAACAGAAATACCGGTCGTCGGGTTTTATGGTGAAGATGAACCGACTGTAGAAATTATTGAAAATACTGGTCCTCTTCATAATGAATTTATGAAACATAGAATTGGACTAATTCCTATTTATGTTAATGAAGATATTACTGATAATTATATTGATGATGATTATGAATTTTCATTAAATGTTAATAATACATCAACTATTACTAAAAATATTACAACTGCAGATTTTACAGGTAAATATAAAAATAAAGATTTAACACAAAAAGAATTAAGTGAATTATTCCCAGCCGATAACATCACTAAACAACATATTCTAATTACCCGCTTAAGAAGTGATGAAAAATTAGAATTACACGCAAAAGCAATTAAACGTACAGCTAAAACAAATGCATCATTTTCTTCTGTTTCTCTCGCAAACTTCTATTTTCTTGAAGATAAAAAAGAAGCCGATAAAGCTGATAATATTCTTGATAAACAACGATCATTCGTAAAAAATGCATATGGTGATCCGGTACTTATCAAATTTGAAATTGAATCAGTTAATAAATTATCATATAAATATTTATTATCTAAAGCAATCGATATCCTCGTCGATAAATTAAAATTACTTATTAGCAATATTGATGCTAAAATTATTGTAATAGAACCAGTACCTAATAATCCTCATTCATTTAATTTCTTTGTTGAAAATGAAGATGATACTTTAGGAAATCTAATTCAATCTATTATGCATAATAAATATATTCGCGAAAATAAGAAAAATAAAGGAATTGTATGCAATTATGTTGGTTATATTTGTCCTCATCCTTTAAAACAATTAATGATTCTACGATTAACCTTAGAATCACAAACAGAAAGTGACGTATTCTATCAATTTCTAACAGATAATTGTTATGAAATCATCCGGGAATTAGAAGCTATTAAAATTGAATGGGCTAAATTCAATTCAAAGAAAAAATAAGTTTTTATTTACATAGGAACAATCGTTTTATAATAACATCTATATGTTGGTTCAGCACCATTAAATAGCTCAAACACATGAGGATGAATATTAAATAGCGATGTTAGAATAAATGTTCTAGTTTTCTTACCATTTGCTTCATGATCTACGAATTTATATAGAGTATATGGACTATATCCGCCGGTTGTAGCATCCATAATAGTTTTTGTAACTTTTTCACCAACTTCATTAACAGGGATTTCAATATTATATTCGAACATCTATTTTTAATAATATATATTTATAAATCTTTAAGTAATTTATTATATAACTTATATTCTATTTCCGAATGCACTAATTTATCATCAGTATCAAATATAAAACTATTCATATCATATTTATATTTATATGTAGGTTCATATATTTCATAATTATCATCTTCATCAAAACTTTTAATATCAGTTTCTAGTGATTGTTGATTTACAACACCAATAACTTTAGCGAATATAACATTAAAATAAATATTATTCGTGATTGTTATTATTTTAATATGTCGTGCTAATGGTTTATTTTTTCTATATATTAATAATTCAACATCCAATAATATAACATCTGTATTAGTTTTATTAGTTTTATATCGCACATATGAACTTTTTATTACTTCTAATTTATTACTTTCATTCGGCAAATCAAATGTCGATGATGCTAAACATTTCTTAAAATATTTCAAGAAATTATTATAATACTTACTATTATTTATAGGTTTATTCCATTTATTACTCCATTCAATTCCTTCAATTATTTGTATAATTTTAACATTATTAATATTAAAATATTTAATAAATTTTTCCTCCAATTCATCATTACCATAATCATAAAATTTGCTATTATTGTTTTTTAATACTATGTCATACGGTAATTGCGATTTTATTTTAAATCTATCTTCCGGATATTCATTTATATTTGTATATTTTTTACTAACAAACGTTTCAATATTAGCATTTATAATATAATAAAATAAAAATAGAATTATAATTATTATTATTATTTTATTTAACATCTATAATATAAATTATATTTATTTTATAGAGATTAGAATGTTATTTATAAGTATATTGTTATATATATTGATTATTTTATTATTATTTTTATTTAAACCTTCTTTTATGTTTGATATACACGGAAATATTAAACACTATAGCCCCAAATCATTATTAACATTAGATATTATGTATCCTATTATCGCTCTATTATCTTATTATTTTGTAATTGTTATAAAAATATTTCTTATTTCTTAATTATTATGAATTTTATTAAAGAGTGGATTATATCTAGTTATAATAATTCTAAATTATCCATTAAATCGTGTATATTTATTACTGGTAATTCGGGTATTGGTAAAACACACACTATTTTAAATATATGTAATGAATTAGATTTATTCGCTATTCATATTAATAGTTATAATTGCTGTTCTTCTAAACAATTAACTGATTTATTATATAAAGGTTTTGTATCATCCCTTATACAAAATTTAACGAATAATACGCAAAAAAAAATTATAATTATTGATGAGTTTGAAACGTTATTATCGTTTGATAGTACTATGAATATACAATTATTACATTTTTTAAATACTAATCATAAACATATTCCAATTATATGTATAAGTTCTAATGAAATTATTAAAAAATTGGGTGAAATTAAAAAATTATGTATGTTTTATGAACTACCTAATTTAAATGATGTCGAAATTCATAATATTCTAACTACTTATAAACCATCCATAACTTTTAAAGAAAGTTTAGAAATTATTGAACAATCCAATTATAATATTAAAAAATGTATTCAAATCGTTTCCAATACTTATTATAATAATATAGATGACGTATGTGATATTACTGACTTATATGCCGTAGATTTTAATAGAAATAAATTTAAACAACTGATAACCAAGGATCAGTGGATAATACCTCTTAAATTTCATGAAAATTTAATTATTGAATTAAATAATCGTATCGGTTTAAAAGCTAATAAATATAATTTTTATAAGAAATTTATATATAACTTTTGCTATTTTGATATAATAATGATGAAAAATAATGAAATAGCAATCGATTATTTTATTAGTAGCATTTACTTATTATTTAACTTCAAACAAAAAAAGAATACATCACACAATCTCAATAATTTTACAAAATTATTAAGTTATTTATCATTACAAAAGAAAAATAATAAAATTATATATAAATTGAATATCCCAAATAATCATTTTAGCGGTAATTATCATCTTTCAATAATAAATAGAAAATTTATTTATTAATAATAGATAGTTAATTATAAATATGAATACAGATAGTACTACTAATAATTCGCTTTACGATATCTTAAATAAGAATACTAGTGAGGTAACAAGTAAAGTATATACTAATATTACCGATAATACTGCAAATGCTATTAATAATATTCGCAGTTTTTATGATAGTTCTTTAAATAATAACTCATTATTTATTGGATTATTTGTAGTTATAGTAATTGCAATTGTAATTGCTTATGTTTTATACACTTATATCGGCGCTTCTCTATTTAATAAAGTTAGAAACGTGGTTGATGGAACTAAAATACCAGTAGTTTGCACTAAATTAAGTAAATTTGAAGCTAATATTAATACAACTGGTAATGGTTCTCGACGCAGTTATACTTTCTGGATTTATATAAATGATATGAATACTTATAAGAATTTATATAAAAATGTTGTCGCATTAAGTTCAACTAAAGATAAATTCGTCCCTGGCGACTGTTCTCCGCATATATTTTTAGATAAAACTGATAATAAATTATTTGTTCATTTTAAAGATTTAAAAAACAAAGCTGAGTTTAAATCTGATGATAATAGTATGAATAATTATATGAAAACTGGTATAATAATTCCATATGTTCCATTACAGCGATGGGTCCATGTCGCTATCGTATGTAATGTTAATTCATTCAATAGTACAATATATACTTATATTGATGGTGATATGGTGAAATCATATAATGATAAGGCTACTATGAGCGAATATGTAGGATCGACTAAACCAACAACATATACAGCTCAATATAGCAATATTGATTTAAATACGAGTGGATTTTTATATACTGGAAATACTGAAGGATATGATGGTGCTGTTGGTGCTGGATTTTCTGGTTTAATATCTAAATTTACTAGTTTCAATTATGAATTAAATCAAACAGATATTTATAATGATTATAATGCTGGACCGATTGATGGTATTTTAGCTAAATTAGGTTTAGGTTTATATGGTATTCGCAATCCAATATACAAAATATAATATATATTTAAATTAGATATGCTAAATATATTTATACAAATAATATTATCTATTTTTTTAATTGCTGTAATGGCTTTGATTAGTTATTCAGTTTATAATAAAGAAATATTGAAAGGTATAAAAGTAAGTAATTCAACACGTAAAATAACTTCTATTTTTAATGGTATATTCAATTTTGACCGTTCTATAATAGAACAAGAAACACAAGATAAGAACGATTTGTCTTATTTAGATATTAATCCATCAATTAATCAAAATGGAGGTGCTGAATATTCATATAATTTTTGGCTATATTTTGATGTTGATAGTGAAAATACAATAATACCATATAGTAAGTATACTAATGCTGGTATAACATTAACAAATCCATCAAATTATAAATTTGCATATATTAATTTATTATATAAAGGCGATAGAGTTTTAAAAGATGATGCAACACTATATCATACTCATAATTATGAATGTAATAAATTAACAGATGCTATTAAATTAGATCCTGTAGTATTAGTTAAAAATCCATTAGTTAAAATACGTAATGATGCTAAAGAAATTATTATTGAATATAATAATATTAATTTTCCAGAAACTTATAACAGTTCTTCAATGCCTTTAAATTGTGATGAAAGTTCTATGGCTAAAAGAAACATAAATAAATTTGGAATTAAAAACATCGATGTTAGTAAAACTAAGAAGTTATATAATATGATTACTATAGTTTTTCAAGAAGTTCCACCAAATGAAAATGCTATAAATGCCAATAAAGCTAATTGTAGAGTGTACTTTAATTCAACTCTAGTGGAAGATAGAGTCGCAAATGTATCCAGTATTGAAAATGTTAATAATGATAATGCTAGTTTTAAATCAAGAGTAATGAGAACTAATAGTAGTAAATTAAGAATTAATGATTATCGATTGAATAGTTCTCTTAATAATTCTGCAATTAAAGCAGAACCAGTTAGTAGTACAGGTACTGGTAGAATAGATGCAATAAAAATGGCAGATTTAACATATTATAATTATGCATTAAGTCAAATGGAAATTAATAGTTTATACAAAGCCGGTTTTAATAAATATACTGCCCAATTAACAGAAATGCCAACAGATGCTTCAGATACTTATACAAAAGGTGATAAAATTGATATTACAACTGATGAACGTATTGTACATCCTATATAAAAACTAAAAATATTATCTATTTATAAATGGGTGGTGGTTTAGTACAGTTAGCAATCGCGTCAAGTGCATTAGATGTATATTTGACACAAAATCCTGATATTAGTTTTTATAGATACGTTTTAAGAAAACATGTAAATTTTGCAATAGAAAATATTATACATAATTATCAAACCTCAGTATCTCCTGTAAATTTATTAAAACCATCAGTAAATGACAATACTATTATATTTGAGATTCAACAAGATACTATAGTAGACTATTTAACAGATTTAAATTTAGTATACACATTTCCAGATATATATTCATCCAGTAATTATAAATTTAAATGGGTTGAACATTTTGGAACATTACTTATAAAAGAAGCCCAATTATGTTATAATGGAACTAAAATTATTGAAAAAATTAATGGCGAATGGCTTATAATTTGGTTAGAATTAACAACACCTGTTAAAGATAGTTATAATAATATAACTGGAAATATTCCAGAAATGACAAATCCACGAACAAATGAAAATATTCGAAGAATTAAAAATAATATTATTAGTGAAAGTGATTATCCAGAAGGTAATAGAGAAACAAATACACCATCTATAAAATCAAAACAAGTTATAATACCTTTAGCTTTTTTCTTTACCAGAGATACATCTCTTGCATTACCTCTATTAAATATTCTCAAAAGGGAAACACCTATAACTTTAAGAATAACTTTAAGACCATTAGAAGAGTTATATACTATATACTCGCCTATTTTAAATATGAACGTAAATTCAACATATTATAATCAATTACATAATACGAATATATCTATTACTGATTTTTTATTATCAGTAAATGATTTTGCACCAAATATGTATATTTATGGAACTTATGCTTGTATTGATACTAATGAAAGACAAATTATACAAGCTCAAACTAGTATGGAATATGTTTATCAAAAAGTTGATTATTCAGATACTTTTACAAATTCATCAGCAACTATTCAACATAGTATAGGATATATAAATTTACCAATAAAAGAAATTATATGGACTTTACAACGTTTAGATAGTATTAATAATTTTAATGATTATTTTAATTATACAAATAGTATTCCTAGAAATAATGAAGATAATATAATGATATCAGCAGCTATAAAATGGAATAATATAGCAATTCCCGAAAGACAAATAATGTTAAATGCTAATGTCTATAATAATATGATTCCATACCAATATCATAGCTGCATTCCACGCCAAGGTATTTATTGCTATACTTTTGATATTATGCCTGAAAAATATTTTGCATCTGGTTCATGTAATGGATCACAGATTAATACTTCTCTTAATATGACTATAGGAGCATATAATAATTCAATAAATTATTATAAAAAACGATTTCCGACCGATTCGTATAATGTTGATAAAACTAAATATAGATTATCAGTATACGTATTGCAACATAACATTATAAAAATAAACAATTCGGCTATAAATATTATTGGACAAGTTTAAATAAATAATAATGTTTATAATTATAAAATGGATTTTATATTATTTATAATATCAATTATTGTTATTATATTTATTTATTATTTAATCAGCGTAATTAAAGATTTACAATTAGAAATAAAAGAAATGACTTCAACATGTACTAATAATGCTGCTACAACAGACACTACTAAAACTACAAAACCAATACAAACTATTGATACTAAAATTAAAAATGATATCGTAGGATTATTAGATTTTGCAAAGAATTATTTTATTTAAGAATAAAACGTAATTATAATTAATATGCCTCGAAAAAAAACTATAACAGATAATACGACGGTTAAAAAAGTGGTTAAAAAAAATATTATAGATTCTATGATTAAAAATAATTCAGGCGAAGATGATATTATATTACAATTACCAATATCACAGGCAAAAATAAATAGTATTATAAATAATGATAATTTAGATGTTAAAATTAATGAACCTACTCCTTATGAGTCTAATTCATATTTTATGAATGATGCAGAAAATATTTCATTCGATAACACAAAAGAATATCAAACTAGTTATACAAATAATAATAATAATTCATATTGTTTTTGGTGTTGTCATAGTATTACTAATACTACTTATAGTATGCCATATAATTATGATACATTAAACGATAGTTACTTTGTATATGGGTCATTCTGTTCCTTGCAGTGTGCAAATGCATATAATTTCTCCATACATGGAAGTAGTGATAAAGTCTGGGAAATTAATAGTTGGATACAAATGTTAGGAAATAGATATGGATTTAATTATACTATTCGTCCTGCACCATCTAGATATTTATTAAAAATGTTTGGTGGTAATTTAACAATCGAAGAATTTAGAGAAGCCCATATTAAGACTGATAAAACTTATGTATTAAATATACCACCTATGATTTCTATAAATAGTAGTTCAGAAGTTTTAAATACATCTTATTTAGCTAAAATGTCAGAAAATAAAAAAAAGAAAATATAATTTATGATGTTAATGTCTCAAATATTAATCTAATCGATTCAGTAGTTCCATATGCCATTTTATTCATTCCATTCAAATCAGTTATCCAACACATAAATACATCAGTATCATTAAATCCATTAAATTTTTTAACTTCGATTACAATCTGTTTAGATTTATATTCAACTACTTTAAAATTATGATAGATTGTATTAAAATTTGGTAAAGTCGATAATGCATTATTATGAACGCTATAATTAAGTTCTGGAAATGCAGTCTTAAGAATTCTATCAATAATATCATTAGAATTTTCAACAATATTCATTCTTAATTATTATATATAATGAGTTTGTCATTTTTTATAAAAAAATGATTTAAACATTATAAATTGTTTATATATTGATATGCAAGATAATATTTATTTTACTAATTACAAAGTAAGTACAATTACTTGTAATGCAGATTTAGGATTATATTTAAATCTAGATTTATTATATGAAAATTTTAATATTGATGATAAATTTATATGGATTTATTATCCTAAAATAACAGACAGACAGAATTTTAGAGGTGTTTATCCTAAAAAGAAACGCACAACAAAGAAAAATAGTATTAAAAAAAATTTATTTGATAATCAAGTAACGACGATTTTCAAAATTAATGATGCATATTATCCAAATTTAAAAATTTTTAAGAATGGTAATATTCAAATTACAGGTATTAAAGAACAGGAAATAGTTAAATCAATTATAGATTTAATTATTCTTGAAATTAAAAGAATTTATGAAATTAATAATAATATTATTGTCAATAATGATATTACTAATATTAGTTTTAATAAATTTGTTATTAGAATGATAAATACCGATTTTAAATCATATTTAGATGATACGTGTGTAACTAAATTCTTAATTCGTAGAAAAATTTTACATAAAATTCTAATTAGCGAAGAATATAATAATAAATGTTCATTCGAACCTGGCAGATATCATGGTGTTAAATTAGAATATTTCTGGAATTCAAATAAAGAAATATTGGATGGTATTTGCGTATGTAAGAAACACTGCTTCGGCAAGGGTACAGGTAATGGAGAAAATAACTGTAAAAAAATAACAATCGCTATATTTGAAAGTGGTAGTGTTTTAATTACTGGAGGTATTTCATTCGAACAAATAAATGAAGCTTATAATTATATTACTACAATTTTAAATAAACATAAAAATGAAATACAAAAATCTGACTTAAATTTATTATTATTATAAAATTTCATCTATTTTTTTAATAATATTATCAAATCCACATATTACTTCCATATTATAATATAAGGTATAATCATCGTGTTGATATACGATTTTCATATGAATTTTTTTATTATCTTTTATGAATGTTCGATTACATACTAACATATCTTCATTATTATTATAACAATCATCATAAATATCCAGAATTTCAAATAATTTATTATGACTTTTTTTAATAATATAACAATCAATATATTCAATATTTTTATAATTCATTAATTCATATAATTCTAATTGAATATTATTTGTTCCATTAATTTCCATAGAATTATATTTCATAGTTGTAATTTCATTCTCATCATTTTCAATAAATTGAATAGTATAATTTACACCTAATGCATTAATAGTATATTCATAAATACTATATCCATCATCTGTATATTTCACAGAACTAGTAAGTATTTTTGAATTATTATTAATAAAAGTTTTGATTTCGATAATCTCCATTTTTAATATCGTTTGAAATATAATATTAACATCATTTTTTTATATAAATAAATAATATTATTTAAATATATTATGAATAGGTCATTCTATTACACCTTACTATCTATATATAATAATTGTATATTGAATGTATATTTATGTGGATATTTAATATTTCCCAATTATTTTTCAAATAAAATAACAACTTATAAGAAAAATAGTGATGAATATTATAATAAAATGCTATTATTATCATTTACTGACAATATTTATAATAAATATAATATTGATTTATTAAACATTCATAAACATATTTTAGAAACTATTAAGAAAAATAAAAATACAACTAATGAATATTGGTATGACGATGAAGATACTATTAGTATTATGAGTGATTTAAGCGATTTGAGTGATATGAGCGATATTTCTATGATCGATGACGATAAGTAATTATTTCATTACATAACCCATATTTTTTAGCGTCGGTTGGTTTTATTATTGTAAATTTATTCTTAATATTATCAATCATTTTTTCAGGTAGTTTTGTTTTTTCACTTAATATATTCTTAACAATATTATATATTAATTCTGTATTTTTTATATTATCGCTCATTAATATTGTAGATTTATTATTGTAATATAATATATTAGCTACTATATATGCATGATCAAACATATATATATAATCACAATATAACATAGGCAATAAGTCATCAATACTTATAGGACCTTCAATTATCGCAAATGTTGGAACTTTTAATCTTTGAAGTCTTGGAATTATATTTATTCTCTCATATATAGTTTTAACTAATGCTTTTTTATCTTCTTCATCTTGATCATCATCTCTATTTGGATATATGATAACTGGCATAATGTCATCCTCAAATAATATTTTATCAATATGTTGAACGGTTTTATTATTAGAAGAAATATTAATATTATTTACATTTGAATTTTTTATTATATCATAAATATTATATTTTTTTGATTTGTCAACAACTTTATTAATATTTAATACTCTGTCTACTATACCTTTTTCTAAACAGTATGTTGAATCTAATAATAAATCATGCTGTAATAATTCCATTAATTCTGATTCTTTAAATTTAGTTTGTTGTAAATACATTTCTATTATTTTTGAAAAATATGAATCTGTAATTTCCATGCTATTATTCATTTGTCTTCGTTTAATATTTACATAATATCCATTAAACGAATATTCATGAATTAAACAAATACTATATTTAGTCATTAGTCTATAATGACTTGCTATTGATAAAAACGTAGCAGCAGAACAACTATAATTATCTATCATAGTTGCTATAGGAACTGAACTCATAGCAAATACACTTAATAAACGCATCCCAGCTGATATATTACCACCAGGTGATGAAATATGAATTAAAATAGGTTTAGGTTTTAATATTGCCCCGTTATCATTTGTTATTGTTTTATTTGCATTTTTAATATCTTCAATTAAAGTATTTATGCGTTCATTAGTAATTTTACCATTAAAATAAATATGAGTAAGTTTATTTGATAAAAAATCTTCATCACTCATATTTGCGAATATACTAGCGTCAATATTCATTATCTATATATTATAAATTTAATAAATGAATTATATAAATAATCATACAATTTGCTAAAACTAGATTTATAATTATTATCATCTTTCAAATATGTATTAATCATATTCTTGTAATATTCATAAGGATTCTTATGAAATATTAACATTACAATTATATAAATTAAAAATAAATAAAAACTAATTATAATATCCACAAATTTAATTATTGTCTTTTTCATATTTATAATAATTATAATTGGTACGAATTTAATTATTACATTTATTATGAAAAATTTAAAACCATTATATAAATTAATTTTATTTGAAATTAAATAAACAAATTCTAAAAATGTAAATAAATATCCAATAATTAATATAAATAATGGATTGTATTTTGTTATATTGAAATAAAATAATATAAACCATACAAATATCCAATATGAAAATATTTCAAACATTTATTAAATATTCTATTTTAGTAATTATTTTATTAATTATTAAATATATAAATTCAAAATATGTTATGAAATATCCAATTAATAACAAAAATAATGGATTATATCTCGTTAATTTAAAATAATGTAATATTACAAATAAAAAAAACAACCATAATGAAATATGAAACATAATTATATTCCATATACAAATATTATTTATGTGAATGACAAAAAAGTTTTTTGCCATTTATATGTGTGGATGTTTAGCCTTTGATGCCGAGAGTGTGTGAGACAATCATATCCATATTCATATAATTGTCATATTCCAAATCCTCGCTAATCATAATCAAATCATTCGACTTGCGAAGTTTCCAGCAACTGGCGATATATTTCATCGTATTTCCAGATCCTGGTATCTTTGTTTTGTTATTTCTCAGGTTGTGGCACATATACTTTACGAATATGTTATACTCCGACAGTTCATAAAGCTTACCCTTCGAATTCTCAACAAAGATACCAGTATGTTTGCGAATGGTATTTGACACCTTCAACGACATATTTCAGTCGCGATCCGTATTTAAATGGATAATTAAATCTTGAAAATAAACAATTCATTTTTTATAAATAAATATATAAATCGATACAAATATATAAAAAAATGATTATAAATATAATAAAATAGAAATATAAATGTCTGTTAGTGATACAATTTTTATGTTGAAATATAACTTTTATGAAAAAGATATTAGTCAATATTCAACAGTAAGAATTGTAACTATTATTAATACTGCTTGTTTGATTGAAGATTTAAAAACTAAAAAAAGAGTATGGGTTATGAAATATGATATATATCCATTAAATCAAACTTATTATGGCGATTTCTGGGAAAAGTGTTCAACAAGTGAAGAAATTGCTAAAACTCATGGTCTGTTATAATTATTTTTTTGGTTTTTATTAATAAAAAATAAAAAAGATTTAAAGATTAAAGAATAATATTTATTATAAAATAAACCACGATAATGTCATCATCAAAAGAAGATACTGTAGGCATCGGTATTGATTTAGGAACAACTACTAGCTGTGTTGCTGTATGGATTGGTGATAGAGTTGAAGTTCTACCGGATCATCAAACTGGCTCACGTATTATTCCATCATATGTAACATTTACAGATGATGAAAAATTAGTGGGTGATGCTTCTAAAAATGTATCAACTATGTATCCTAAAACAACACTACATGACATTAAACGCCTTATTGGTCGTAAATATGATGATCCATATGTTCAATCAGATAAGAAACTATGGGCATTTGATATTACTGCCGATGAAAATAATAAACCTGTAATTAATGTTGATTATAAAAATGAAAAGAAAAAGATGTATCCTGAAGAAATCTCAGCTATGGTTCTTGCAAGACTTAAAGAAACTGCAGAGGCTTATCTTGGTCATCCTGTAAAAAAAGCAGTAGTTACAGTTCCTGCTTATTTTAATGATAGTCAGCGCCAAGCCACTAAAGATGCTTGTACTATTAGTGGTATGGAATGTCTGCGAATTATTAATGAACCAACAGCAGCTGCAATTGCTTATGGACTTGATAAGATTGCCGAAGGAAATAAAGAAAAAACCATTCTTATTTTCGATGAAGGCGGTGGCACTCACGATTTATCTATTTTAAGTATTGATGGTGGTATTTTCGAAGTTAAAGCTACAGCAGGCGATACTCATTTAGGCGGTTCTGATATTGATAATATTATTGTCGATTATCTGTGTGCTGATATTAAGAAGAAACATAATAAAGATATTAAGGAAAATCCAAAAGCACTTAAGCGACTTAATATTGCAGCTGAAAAAGCCAAAAAGAATTTATCAACAACTACATCAGTTCCTATTGAAATTGATTCGCTATTTGATGGCGTCGATTATTCAACAACAATTAGCCGTGCTAAATTCGAGCAATTGGCTGAAAATTTTTTCAATAAATCGATGGAGCCAATCTCGCGTGTTCTACAAGATGCAAAGATTTCAAAAAGTGATGTTGATGAGATTGTTCTAGTTGGTGGAACTACACGTATTCCTAAAATTCAAGAACTATTAAGCAATTATTTTAATGGAAAACAATTAAATAAGTCTCTAAATCCTGATGAGGCGGTTGCAATCGGTGCAGCTATCCAGTGTGCTATTCTAACTGGGCAAGGTAGCTCAAGAACTAACGATCTACTTTTACTAGATGTTGCACCGCTTTCACTAGGTATTGAAACTAGTGGTGGAGTTATGACTAAAATTATCGAAAGAAATACAACAATTCCAACTAAAAAATCACAAACATTTTCAACTTATTCTGATAATCAGCCTGGTGTTGATATTAAGATTTATGAAGGTGAACGATCATTCGTCAAAGATAATAATCTACTAGGTTCATTTAATTTAAGTGGTATTCCACCTATGCCAAGAGGACAACCTAAAATTGTTATCGATTTGTCAATTGATGTTAATGGTATTCTTGAAGTTTCAGCGAAAGAAGAGAGTACTGGAAAAACTAATAATATCAAAATTACTAATGATAAGGGTCGACTTTCTAAGGAACAAATCGAAGAAATGGTTAAAGCCGCTGAGAAATTTAAGGAAGAAGATGAGCAACAAAAACTATTAATCGAGGCTAAAAATGAACTTGAGAATTATCTATACAATACTAAAAATAGTATCGCAACTAAACAAGAAGGAGCACCTGAAAACTTTGATGAAATTAAAGCAGAAATTGAACCAATCGTTAATGAAGGTCTAAAATGGTTTGAAGATAATTCAAATAATAAACTAACACTCGATGATTACAAAAATAAACAAAAAGAATATGAAGATAAAATTCGCCCACTTATTACTAAACTTTATGGTGCTGTTCCGCCTGTTGGTGCTGGTGCCGAAACATCTCATTCATTCACTAATCCATTTCAACAACCACCACCTCCACCTGATGGAGCAGCAGCAAAACAACCCGATATTGATGAGGTTGATTAAAAATAATTAAATTTGTTTTTAAATGCAATATTATATATATCATTATTATTGCGTAATCTTTCACTTAAATATTCAATAGTATCTCCGTCTAAATTTACAGCTTTTAACGCTAAACTATAATTATCTTTTAAGTTAGCAGATGCATAATATATTGATGCTGGATAAATACTAATCATTTTATTTATAAAATCATAATCTGATTTTAATTCATATGATGCATATTTAATTAAAGTATTTTCTTTTTTACATAATGATAATAATAATTCTTTATTATTTTTGTAATTATATGGTAAATTTTTAATTAATATTGGTATTTTATCAATAATTTTTAAAGTTAAATCTTCATTTATTAATAATTGCTTAATATAATAAATATTAAAATAATTGGGTTTAATTGTATTTATAATTATATTAGTATACTTAATATGATTAATATAATAATTTTTAAAAATTTTTATACTAGTATTTGATAAATTCTTACTAAAATATTTATTAATCATATAAATATTAAATATTTTGTCTGAAATCTCATCAATTCCTATTATTTTTTTTAATATACATTTAATATATATATTCATTTATTAATAATTTAATATAAATTATCTTTAATTATGCAATTGACACTTATATTACTTGTTGGAGATATTACAGATAAATAATTATAATTAGAAGTTCTCAGTAAAAATAGTTGTGTATTTGGATTATTTATTAAATTATAATTTTCAGGTGTTCCTAAAGCACATACATTTATACCAGTTGATAAACTAGCCATATAAACATCATATTGAAAAACTTGTGGATAACTATTATATAATGTGTCAAAATTACCACTCGATATAAATCCATTTATTGAAAATAAACGATATGGATATGCATTTGTAGGAGGATCTGTATATAAATTAGATGTATAATTTGATAAATTAATATCATATTTATAATAATTAGTTGAATTAATTGTAATAGAAGTAGTACATCTAAAATTAATACCTTGTTTCTTTAATAATATTGGTAGAGTGCTTATTTGTGTTTTAGTATAAATATTAGTTAAATCTGGTGGAAACGTTGATGGTAAATTGCTAATATTACTATAATTAAGATAAGTTATATTACTACCCACACATGATAACGGTGTAGTTGATAATATTATATTTTGTTTTGTGTTAATACTTGTAACTAAAACATTAGAAACATTAGTAGTATAATTACATGAACTACTAACATCAGCCGGAAATGTTGATGGTAAATTGCTAATATTACTATAATTAAGATAAGTTATATTACTACCCACACATGATAACGGTGTAGTTGATAATATTATATTTTGTTTTGTGTTAATACTTGTAACTAACACATTTGAAACATTAGTAGTATAATTACATGAAGTACTAACATCAGCCGGAAATGTTGATGGTAAATTTGATAATGTATTATAATTAATGTATGTTATATTACTACCCACACATGATAATGGAGTAGTTGATAATATTATATTTTGTTTTGTATTAATACTTGTAATTAAAACATTCGAAACATTAGAAGTATAATTACATGAATTATTTATATTAGTGTCTGTTTGTGTTTTAGTATATATATTAGTTGTGTCTGGTGGAAATGTAGTTGGTAAATTTGATAATGTATTATAATTAATGTATGTTATATTACTACCAACACATGATAATGGAGTAGTTGATAATATTGTATTTTGTTTTGTATTAATACTTGTAATTAAAACATTAGAAACATTAGAAGTATAATTACTAGAATTGCTACTAGTGGTATTTATTATGCCAATTAAAACATTTGAAACGTTGGATGTATAATTACTAGAATTGCTACTAGTGGTATTTATTATGCCAATTAAAACATTTGAAACATTAGATGTATAATTACTAGAATTGCTACTAGTGGTATTTATTATGCCAATTAAAACATTTGAAACGTTAGATGTATAATTACTAGAATTGCTACTAGTGGTATTTATTATGCCAATTAAAACATTTGAAACGTTAGATGTATAATTACTGGCATTA